ACTATCTGTGTCCTTTGCAGCTTTAACTAACTGTGGTCCACCACCAATCCTATTAGTGACAGCAGTTATCCAGCCCACCTTTCTGCCTTCTGTTTGCTTTATGGCGCTCAAACACATCTCATACCAAAAAGGATTACAGATAAAGATATCATGGTCCAGAAGTAATATCCATTCAGCTGAGGTGCTTTCTATAGCTCGGTTATATGCTAAGGCTAAACCATTATTAGGCTCATATGGAATCATAACATCTATCCATAACTTATCGTTATAATTGGATGCAATATTTTTATCTCCAAGTACAAAAATTCTAAGTGTTCTATTGTCCACCCAACTATTTCCTGTAGCCTCGTGCTTATGAGTCTCGATATAATTAGTATTCTTTACAATACCAGTTATTATTGATTGATAACGATTTACGCTTTCTAAAATCAAATTCTTAGGCTTAAATTTCGAACCGACCTGGACAAGATCCACCATGTCCAAGTGCAATTAAAGTATCACATCTATCTATTGTCTTTACAAAATCATCATCTTTGATTCCATTAGCTATATCGCAACCCTTATAAGAACTACAATCTAAATAACTCTCAACTATACCTGTACCATTACATAACTCAATAACATCTCCAAGATTACTGGTCTTTTCTTTTATAAATTCATAGCGATATGTTTTACTTTCTAAGTATTCCCAAGCCATACTCTACAAGTCTCCTATCTTTCACTTTATAAGTTCCAACACCGCCATCAAGTAAAATTTTACTGTAATGAATATCAAAATGATTTGTTAGTTTAGTCTCAAATTCTTCTATATTGAAACTATATTGATTTTTATATTCTTCCCTAGTAACTCCCTTAGTAACCCATACTATTATCATTAATTCGCCAGATAATTTAACTACTCTAACATACTCCTTCATTGCCTGCTCATATTCCACAGACATCCTTTTAGCATCTTTTGCAACCCTGGAAAATGCTATTGCGGCAGAAGCAGATAGCCCCGCAAATACATCAAATCCAGAGATTTGCTTTGCCATTCCCCGGATTAGCCCTAAGGTTTTTTGCTTATCGGCAATTAAGCCGGTGTTATCTATGCCTGTGGCCCAGTAAAGGGATCCGTCCTGGTTATTTATTCCCATCTTTTAGATTTTATTGTTGTTCAAATACTTTTTAACCCTTTTCTTTTCTCCCGTTACTGTTTCATATTCGATCCATTCAAACTCTCCCTTCTCATCTTCCCCCTGATTTTTATTATTCATATAATAGTATTCCATAATCATTGTGTTGAGAAGCTGAGCGCTCATATCAAGCGTATAATCCGGGGTAAAACCGAAGATCTTGTTCGCAATTACTAATTGCCCATATGGGCTCAAGAGTCTTTGCTTTTTTCCCAGGTTTTCAGATTCTCCTGCATGGCTATTATCTCCATGTTCTGTGGGCCCACCTTCATTAAATCGGTGGTAGCATTGAGAAAATTTAAAGCGCCCATTCTGAAAAGGATAGCATTCAAAATGATATGCAGATCTTTCCACGTGAAGTTTGCTTTTAAAAATTCTGGTAAATATTCAGGGTATGGTTCCTTTTTATTATGAATCCCCGTGCAAACGATCTTAATGATCAGGTCAGAATACTTCTCAAATATTTCCGGAGTCTGAGCATCAAAGCTCCTTTTCTCATTGACTGTCACCTTTTCCAGGTCTTCCTAGTATTAAAGGACTGATTTTGTTGACAGTGCGAACCTTGAGGGGATAGATAGATATCTTATCAATTTTCACATTATCCGGGAGCATACTGGGATCTTCCACGGTAATATCAAAAACGACCGGAGTCTCAGTAATAATCTCACTTTCAAGACTTATGAGCTTCTTAATATCTTCAATTTCCATGTTTTAAATTAAAATATAAAAAAAGCCCTCCCTGAAAAGAGAAGGCTTTCTTACAAACGTTTTGCAGCTATAAGAAGTTGGCGATTTCGAAGCACAAAACTGTCAACCTGCACGAAAGTTTGATTGAAAAACTGAACTTCATTTAACCACTGAACCGCCAATTTCTTATAGGTGCTGTTATGTGTAGCTTTTAATAAGGCCAAGTGCTTTTTGGTTGAACAGTCCCTGTTTTTTGAGGAAGTCCGTATTGATTGTTTTGGTAAATGTCAGTTCCGCCATTATAATTTGGACTTGTCGTTCCTGTCTTTTGTGGAAGTCCATACTGATTGTTTTGATAGATATCAGTCCCACCGTTATAGTTTGGTGTCGTGTTACCCGTCTTTTGCGGAAGACCATATTGGTTGTTTTGGTAAATATCAAGACCACCTGAATTATTTTGCTGATACGAACCTGTCTTTTGAGGAAGTCCATATTGGTTGTTTTGATAAATATCAACTCCACCTGAACTATTTTGTTGATAAGAACCTGTCTTTTGAGGAAGACCATATTGGTTGTTTTGGTAAATGTCATAATTCTGAGCGTTTACTGCTGTCATACCAAAAAACAGCGTTGTCAAAATGAATGTTAGTTTTTTCATCTTTTTTTGTTTTAATTATTAATGCCTACTCTAAATCAGTTTTCGGCTATCCTGTTTTTTTGTAAAGTTACACATAACATGGATATATGGAAAAAAGAAAGAATTTTACTCTTCCTGCTGCTCCCTGATGAAAGGAGTATTAACTGTTCCGTCATCAGTTTTCGCTTGCTGGATATACACCCTTACAAGAAGTTGTTCTTCTTGAGTTTTTCCGGGCGCCTGCGAAAGCCTTGCTACAACTTTCCCGTTTACGATTGTGTATTCATAATACTTGCTATCGTACGTGCTTGTTGTGATCTTCACGGTTTGCGGTATATCTGCAAGAGTTGAGGGTGCTTCCCACTTTTCGTCTGACGCTGATCCCCCGACAAGGGAAACCATTGTCGCTGCTGAGGGAGATATAAGCGCAAATTCAATGTAATCAGGATCCCCCTTCGAGGTAATCACTGCTACAGGATCGTCTATATCTTCGGCCTCAATTTTTGTTTCGCTCGGTTCGTTAAAACCGAAATTCACGGAGCCTAAAGCGATATTCTCAGTCAGAGCTGATAAGGATGCCCCTGGAATTCCATTGCCCACATCTCCGATTTCTATTTTTGATACTCCAATTGCTAAATCTGCCATAATATTAATTATTAAGCGTTAATAAATACCTCATAACAAAAACATCATACCCCGGCTTAGTATTCTCAAGTAATGCTGTAAATCCTCGTTCTATATAGGAATAATAACCTTCTATGCTTCCAGCCGCCTCAATTAAGCTCTTTACGCCTGTTCTTACAGTTTTCATCCTTGTCCGATTTATATACCCTCCGGCAACTTTCGGAATATGGATATTAACATTCACTGTAAGATCATTTGTTCCAAAACCTGACCTATTTCCGGAAGGGGAGTTTATTACGATATGTTCTCCCAGTTGCCCTGCCCTGCTCTCGTCAGGAGCTTTGTCTTTATAGCAGGTAACTCCAAAGGGAGAAACTATATCATACATAATATCCACTGCATCGAAATTATCAGCCATTTGTAACTTGCTTTAACGTGTCTCTTAAAAATCTCTCTGTTCCTATCACGGCCCCGGAAAGAACATCCTTGCCCTCTATAGACTCGACATAAACAGCATATTCCATCCCGGCAACAAGAATAAGGGCATATCCTTTTGAATGCTCCCTTGCAACTTCTTTAACCAACCGTTTTGCTTCTTTTACACCTGTCGCCCTGTCTGTTCCTTTCTCGGCAGCCTCAAAGCTTTCCTTCACTGGTTTCCCGTTTTTCAAAACAGTATAACCGATTGAAGATCTCAGGTTCCCGGTAATATCGTTATACCTTCCACTTAACCGGGCCTCTTTTACTCCATTCTCACCTGCATAGATCAATATTTCAAGGATCTTTTCCTCTGCCTCATTCTTGAACTTATCAAGCATTCGCTCAATATCTCTGCTATTAAACAAAGGTGTTAATCCAGCCATATCTCTTGATAGGTTTGATACTCCATCCATTCAAGGATTCGGTAGGATTTTGAATCAATTGTCAGGTGTGAAGCGTTTTCAATTTTCTCAGCTTTTGTAAAGAACACTTTCGAGGCTTGAACATAATCACCCTCCTGGGTTTTCATCTTTCTCGGCTTCCCCTTATCCAGCCTTCCGGTTATACTATTTTCCGTGTCGGTAGTCGACCCGGAGTATTCCCCGTCTGAGACTGTAACACTTGTTACCGTTACTGTTGCTGTATGAGGGTATCTTTTTACCATCTGTTTGTTCGATCTCTTGCTCCGCCCGGCTTAAATTTCGCTGCTTTTTCAGGCTCCCCATTTTGTTCATAAAGATCAATGGCCATAGCGGTAAGCTTAGCCCTGTTAAATCTTATATTTAATGATCCTTCTGAAAAATCGGGATTTGCCCCGGCAAAAGCGTAAATGTCGGCTACGCAAAGCTCGACAGATGATTTATAACCAATTGCATAATCAACCGTCCCCGTGAGGGAACGGTCAATTAATACTTTACTAATGAAGTTGTCAGAAATATCTGATAACCCCGGATATGATTTTATTGCCTCAGTAATTGTCATGAGTTGTTAATTTAAGACCAGGATGTTCCGTTTGTTTTCAAAATGTACATTGCATCAACATCATTGAAAGTAGGGAAGAAGTTAGCCTGCGCCTCTGTCCATTCCCCGAAAGGATCCGGGTTTGACCATTTGCTCAAAAGAACGTGATCTTTTTTGGTCATGATAGCGGTTTTCTTGAAAACATCAGAGTTCTCTTTAGCTATCGGGCCATGCAGGATCCGTCCGACCTTCATCTCAGGAATAAAGGAAACATATCCAGTTTTCCAGGGATCGAGCGTTGTGATCGTATGATCTTTGTTTTCAAATCTTACTGAGCTATCAACTATCAATATCGTCGGGAGCTTGTAAGCGGACAACATTGCGTTTAATTCCTCCTCTGTAGGAATAGTTTTGCGGCTTGTTTCGATTCTTTGAAATACAGCGTAACGATCTTTAACCTCGTCTGTAGCAATCATGTAGTGATATGTTGCAAGATCCATCACGATATTTGCAATCCTGTGACCGGCATCCTTAGCATCTTTTACCACCTCTTCAATATCTGCGATAGGAGTTGCGCCTGCGGCGGTGCTCCATACTGTGCCTACAGCGGTTTTATTTGCTGACGGAATACCAAAGTCAACATCTGTTTCAGTGATAATACCGTTATTGTTATCGCTGTCAAGTGTTAATGAACCATAACTGAGGGCTTGCATTGCAAGGTATTCTGTTCTGGCCAATGCGCCTGTATAGCAAAAATCAATATCAGCAAAAACAATATCCAGAAGCGCTTTTTTGTTATTGTCATCTGCAAGAGCGCTAAGAACATTGTAATCGTTCATGTCTTTTTCATCCATTGACCTTTTGATTGCCGTTTTAGGAATATCCCCGTATCTTTTCGAGATAGTCCTACGGGTTTTCTCAGGAGCACTTGAGTTATACTCGATAACATCTGCCATGATCGGTGCGCCGGATGAACCGGAAAGAGATTCCCAGGTTAACTGGGTAGTATATTTCAGCTGAAAAAACAGCGTCCAGAACATTCTTTTATAGAATGCTTCACGAGCTCTATTGATATAGGCTTCTACGTTCTTTTTATTAAGTTCTTTTAATATTGAGCGTTCCATTTTTTACCTCCTTTTTTTTTATGAATTAAATGCGATAAATGGAAGCAAAGCCTTAATATCACTATCAACATAGTAAGGCAATAAGTTCTCCCTTACCGATCCCCTTACCATCAGTCCACATCCCTGATTATCAACAGTCAGGTCAACTGAGTTGAGAGCTATTGCAATAGGACTGTAATAAGGTGCTTTCCTTGTATAGTCAATTCCGCCTTTGAATACATCTGTGGCGGTTGTAAGAGTACCCCCGGTTTGTTTATCATCCCAATCAGTTCCAGTACAAACAACCTCTGAGAAATCAACTCCTTCGGTAGTTTCCAAAGCTCTTATAGCTGCCTGAATGTCTGCAACATTGTTGTTTGCCGCTGTGGAGTCTGCTAATGAAATAGTCAGGGTTCCATCTGCATAAGCTACAGCGAGCGTATCATCACCTGCCTGCTCAATTACAAGGTCAATACCATTATAAGCTTGCGGTTTCGATGTTACAGGGAATTTCACCTCAAGATAATCCCCGGAAGTATCCTCAACAGTTGCTACAGAAGCGGCTCCCCCGCCATCTTCGTCAACAGTCTCAACAACATAAAGAATTGTTCCGGCTGAATAAAGAGATAATGATCCAGAATCAAAGCCCAGAGTGTCATATGTTGACCCTTCTGTGATAGCATCTATCTCAAGAGCGACAATGCCATCGGAAAGGACGTCTCCGACTTTCAATTCATGATTAGTTTCAATACGAGGTGCATTTGAGGAACCACCTGCAACAACTTTCGCCGTTTTAAACAAGTGATAAATTCCGTCAGAATCTATTCCCAGTAATGCACCCTCTTCCATTGTTTCGGTGTCGGATTTGAAATCATCAGGATCCACAATCCCTCCACCTGGTATATCTTCAAGCACCTTTTCAATGCATAAAGATCTTTCAGTATCTGATCCAGTTTCTACGTACATTTTTTAAAGATTTTAATTAAACATAATACTACTTCTCAGCGCCCTGCTCCTCTGGATATATGTCATCCAAATACTCGTTGAGCTCTTCGCTTGTAGCTTCTGTATTGCCCCCCTGTATCTGCTTTCCGGAAACAGAATTATTACTAACATTCTGTTCGATCGAGGTATATTCCTCTTCAAGTGATTTTACCTGATCTTCGATTGTCTCATCTTCATTTTCGAGGTCAATACGACTAATCCACTTTTCACGGTAAGTTTCGGGTATCTTAGACTTTGCTAAGAGCCCCTTAGCGGTCTCCTTTTTGGATGTAAGTTGCTGAGTTTTGGTAAGGTTAGTCACCGTGTTCATCAACTCTTCATTTTGCTTTACAAGATTTTTTGCCCAGGCAGGAACGTCCCCTTCGTCTTTTTTCGGGTCCGCTTGTGGGTTGTCATTGCTTGAGGAGCTGTTATCAACTGGCTTACCGTCTTTCAGTCCGTGTTTTTTTTCATACTCACTGATCAACTTTTTTCTGACCGATTGGTCAGTTTGTGCGGCCCGGTAATCGGCTTCGTTATTGATAACATCCTGGAAACTCAGCCCGTCAACTACAGTCTGAATTTCATTTTCTTTAACAGTCTCGGCTTTTTTTTCTGCGATCCTGTTTAAAATTGCATCCGAAACCCCTTCGAATTTGGTTTTCAGAGCTTCAAATAACTTGTCTTTCATAAGCGCTTTCTATATAAAATATAAGAGTTGCGCTTTTTATAATTAAGACGTTAATATGCTTATTTATTTATTATTAGCCTGTCTTTCGCCCATAATGATTTTTTCATGTCTTTTATCCATGATAGCGTAAAATCATAGACCTTTTTATCATTGTCAATCATATATTGCTCTATTCTTGCATTGAAGGACATATTCCCGCTTCCTTCAATTATATAATAGTTTCCTTTTTTTGTTTCTAAAGCGCTTATCTTAGCATGAGAGCTAACAAAAAGCATTTTAATATTCCTTCTTTTTGATAACATGTCAACTGCTTTAGATTTAATCTTAAACCCTGCATTTCGCACACTTGATATTATTAATTCAATATTTTCAATATAATTTTTATCATACAATTCTAATATAAGCCTTGCCGCCTGCATGTTGATAGCAAAAATAACAAGTGTCATATTTTTTATTCTTTCTTGTTTTGCGACATATTCGATAAATGATATTGAATTAAAAGATCTCATTGTGATTAATCTTAACTGCTCATTTTTTTTAGGTAATCCAATCCCTTTAATTTTCTCTATAGTTTCACAGTTCTTTTCTTTATAAATCTTTAATAAATGATCATCTATCTCAGCGTTGCCGTCCTCAATTTCAGATTCTTTGCTTTTGATAATATCCAAATTATCATCTATTTCATCTGTAAAATCAAAGTCAAAATCATCATTCATTTTATATTGTCTTTAATTAAACCTTGAGATTTAGGAGGTTTGTTGATTATGTCCTTTGTCACGAATTTTTCATCTTTAAGTTTGAAATTCTCTTTCAGCCAGTATGGTTTAGAACTGTAGTTTTTAAAGTTATTAGTCTTTTGCATTACATATCGAGCTGCCGTGGGAGGTATTCCCTTGATCTTTTTAGCTGCTGAAACCTTGCCTGAATCAAGGTAGTTGGAAAACTCTTTTTTTGAAAGCATCACGGGGACTACATAGCAGAAACAGTTCGGATGCCAGCCGGAGAATGTGAAGGTTTTGGGATATTGCCCGATCATATAATCACAGATATCAAATTCTGGATGATTTGCCGACAATCTCACTTCGTACCCGGTTATAAAATCCAGCTTTCTGTATCTATTCATGTCGGCAAGCCTGTAAGCCATATTTGTTTCCGTCCGGGTCATACGGATTGCATTCTTATAAGCTGACCTGTAAACCCCCTGGCCCGGATGAAAATTTTTCATAGGCTTGGAAAGTTTTAGCTTTCCAGTCTCAGGATCTCGAACCCGGCGAAACCTTGCATCTGGGTTTTTAAGAAATTGCCTCACATCCTGAGAAACTCTTGCCGCTGATCTTCCAGTTGCTATACCAGTCTCGACATACATTTTAAGCTGATCTCTTGTCATATCACATACTTTCCAAACACGAGCAGATAAGCCCATCCCCGCAACTTTGCGTTTTTGAAATTCCTGAAATGCATCCAGATTGCGGTTAAACATTCCCTCTTTTGCAATTTTATTAATGGCAGTTCCTTCAAGGTAATTGCTTACCAGCTTATCTGTTTTGTCATTTGAAAGGTTCCAGGCTGACAAGCTTTCTTGTTGCAGGTAATTCTTCAAATCCCTTTGAAGGATTTTTAAATTATCGTTAATTGTCTGTTTTATAACAGGATTTTGAACCCAGAGATCGCCCGAAGGTGGTATTCGTACTTTAGTAAGCTGGGGAGATACTTGCTGAATGAATTTATTAAATAAAGAAGAAACGGCCCTTTCCTGGGCCGCAATTCTTTGTAATAATTTTCTTTCATATATGTCTGTATAATCAGGCCTCACTACTCAATTATTTCATAAATCGCATCAATTTCAAATTCAGAGATGATTTGGATCCTTTCTTTCGGCTTTTTGTCCTCATCTTTGATAAGGTAATCTCCGGGAGAGATATTATATCTTTGTTCCCTTGTTGAGATTGAAACCCTGCCCCCGATAATCAATTCAACCATGGTCACGGCGCCGATAAATTGCCTTAAAGTTTCCTGCCCCTGCTCTTCGATTATTTCGGGAGTAACCTTTAGAGCCTCCATCTGCTTTTTACTTCTTACTATCATCGCTTGATTTTGCTTTTGTTGCTGATGCTGATGTGGCCCTCTTTTTTGTCGCCGGCCTACTGCCTTTTTTTACTTGCGCTTTGGGTTGCGCTTTTTTCTCCTGGGGTTTAGCGGGTTCCTTTTTTTCAATCTTCACGCCTTTCATAACGCTAACAGGGTTTGCCCCCCAGTCGCCGAAAGGTTCGGTTTTGTGCGGCCATGATTCGCAAATCATATTAATAACAGCTTCATGCTTATTGCCCCCTGATTCAATCTCTGTCTTAAATTCACTCTTGACATTTGAAACCCTTGTCCAGCCAATGATTTTAAAACCAGTTAGCTCATGATCTTTGAAAATATTCCTTAAATCATCAACTTTCCTTCCGTCCTGCCACGTTTTTTGACAAAGATCGAAAGCTTGTTCATAATTGCCGGAGATAACCAGCATTAAAAATTTTCTGAGACTTTTCTCTTGTCGTGTCATAGTTTTATAAATTAAATGATTCATTCTGTATGTTTGCGCTACTATTTTTCTCTTCCTTCTGAATGTTGTCTATTTCCTCTTCCGGGTTCTGGGTTAAAGGATTAATCCTCGACCCGGTGGATTGAGAAAGAATAGGTCTCCCCCCAGTGGCTGTAACAATTGTTTCAACAAATTCACGTTTATCGGAAGGGAGAATATCTGTAAAGTTTATGTCAATATCATTGAGCTCCTCGGAGTTGCGATATGCTATCTTTATGATGTTACGAATGCCGGCTGTAACAATATTCACACACCGCTGAATCATCGGGCCAAAAAGCTCCATCTTCTCATCTCTTTTGATAAATGCACTCATGAACATCAGCATCAGAGTTCTTTCAGCTACATTGTTTAGCGATTTCATTTCATTGAATGAAGTATTCGGCGTATCTGTGCCGGCATAAATCCCATTGATAATTGTTTTTAACTCCAGCTCAATACTTGCCGGTGTATGATCCCATGTGGCATATTCAGCGTCTCCCTTTTCTACTGTCCCGCTTTCCGGGTTCACCTTCATGTCAAACTGTAAGACCTTCCCGGCATCCTCTTTATTGGGAAGCTTAGAAATATCCCCCCATATTTTTAACAGGGGTTCGGCAAAATAGTCATTCGTATCTGCCAGACGAGAGATCCTTACCTCATAATCATCAATCAAGGGAGCGACATCTTCCCATTCTGGTTTTTTCTGCTCTACATAAACAACCGGGATTTTGCCAAACAAGTTGACTTCAACGGGCTCCGTTTCTCTTTCTTTCCATCCGTTATCATTGACATAATGATATATTTTTTCGGCGGTGTATATAGTAGCCATTTGAACGGCCTTTCCTTCCTCGTTAGTTGCCTGGAACTTATAAAGAAAAGCGTCCATGTCCCCGTAATCGTCAAAATGAGGGTAAAATTCCCCGCTATCTTTATCCAGTATTTTTGTCCTAAGCCTAAGAGCTTCCTTCCCATCAATCATTCCCCCGGGCGCCGGGTAAAAGATGATGGCTGCTTTTGTTTCGCTCATACAGGTGCGGGCGAGCTTTTTAATTACACTTTGCATCCGAAGATCTTTCTCCCATATTTTTTTGAATAGCTCAAAGGCATCTCCCGTCTCATTAGCTTCAACAATCATACGCCCGCCTGCCAGAAAATGAACAGCGTTTCTTACAATGATCTTCGGAAAAGGGAAGATCAGCTTTGCAGGGATAATGGATTTGGTTCCACTTTTTACATATTCCTGCTTTGCTTCACTGTATGTATAAGTATTGATTGTCCGGCTCTGCCTTTTCCCTACACTCTTTGTTCTTCGGATTCTGTCCCCCTCGTATTCATTTTTGTAAGCCTCCGGATCTCTATCTGTGATAGTGTCAACTGAGAGCGTGCTTATGAGTTTTTTCAGATCTTCTCTGTGCTTTTCATAAATCAATTCAAATGCAGGCATGAGCGTATTTTATCTTAAAATATAAATTTAAAACAGCCCTAAATCTGATTTACTGAACTGGGATGAAGATAATCCCGTATCAATGAAGTCTATAAGATTTCTCATGCTAAGAACATCCATGCAGTCCGGAGAATCTCCCCCGGTAATGACTTTCATTTCCTGCTTAGGGATAACCTCATGTTTTCCATCATGATCAGGTTTCGCCCGTTTGATTGCCCGGCGTTCATGCATCATAATAGCCTTGATTGTTTTCCCCTTCCCCCTTACCCGTATATCTGCCACACCCGGAGCAATATATAATCCGTCGGTATTGATTTTATCTGCCAACTTGAAAAAACATTGAGAGCGGAGATTCTTATATCTCTCTCCCCTCATTGCTTTTCTCATCCCGTTAAAGGGGATGGCATTTTCTAAGAACCCATCGATAAAGGCCCCGATTCCATCATCATCATAGACAATACGGCTCTGGGGAACCTCATATTTACGGGCCATGAATTTCAATAGCTCAATGACTTGAGGCCCCTTGACCTTCTCATGAACGGCCATGTCAATCAATCGCCACCCATCCCATACGGCGATAAGAAATAAATCTGAACCCTCAAGAGCAATATCGGCGGTTATGCATTTTTGTCCTTTGGGAACAAACTCATTTGTGAAAGAATCTTTGAACTTAACAAAGTTAATCAGCTCATCCCCCCCGATCTTGATTTTCCAGTTCCCTTCCAGGAGCCGGGCCTTTGTGTTCTCATCTTGAGCCATGAGGTTTGCCAGGTATCCCGGATCTTTTAAGAGTAACTCCCTATTATCATAGATAGAGCCTGGAATAAAGGTTACACTCTTAACAAGATCGTAGGGGTTTGTTTCCGGAGCAGCTTCTTTGATAGGTTTGATTAAATGCTCTGCCTTTTCGATAATCTCATCTTTAGAGCCTCCCCAGATATAGTTATCTGATTCTTTCATAAAGTAACGCAACTTACCGGCCCTTTCCGGGATAGGGAACCCAGTATCCTGGTCAATCCACCATGCGATAAACTCAGCGACCCAGCTCTCAGGATCCGGGTTGCAGGTTGCCCTCACGTAAGGTTTTATCCCCGTTGTTGAACGGTTCCGGGAGAGAAGGTAAAAGAACATGCTATCTGAAAAGTGTGTAAGCTCGTCAAATCCAATGAGCGGAATTTGCGAGCCTTGCCAGTCAAGAACATTCTTTTCGTATTCAAGATGTGAGAATTTCAGTCGGCTCCCGGATTTCCACTTCCAGGAGTGAGTACTTTCGGAAGCTTTGGCCCCGGTGTAAGGCAGGAGCGTTTCCGATGTGTCCCACATACCGCCTTGCGCTTTGATCTGTGGGTATGTTCTACGAAAGATAACCGAACCGAAATTTTTAACCTGGTAATTACGGATTGTCTCAAGAAGCAGGGCGTAAGTTTTCCCGGATCCGGCAGCTCCTCCCCCGATAGCGATATCGGCAGGTGTTGACAAGAAAGCTTCTTGAAATCCTTTTTGTGCTTTTATCTCGGTTACTTGCTGCATTCATTTTTTTTGCTTTCAAGATACCCGGCCAGTAAAGTGCAATAGTTCATTAAATCTTGCAGGGTATCTTTGATTGACTCATCTTTTACCTGTAAGTCCTTTTTCTCTATGAAAGACTTTAACCGGCTCATCTTATCACTCATACGAGTATAGAATCCGATCTCCACCCATTCACTACCTACCGATTTGAAATTCCGAAACGGATCAGCATCTCCGGCATAATCAGCATTTTTCTTTTTGCTGATCTCAAGAGCCTGGTTCATGAACTGCTCAGCAAACTTAAAATATTGCTCTTTAGTCATTGCAGCATCTTCAACGGGTTTCACATTTATCACAGGTTTTTTCCATTCTTTTTTTTTAGGCTCACTTATAAGCTTCTTGTCAGTTTTTGACATGTCGGATTTTGGCGCTTTTCTTTTTTTCTCCGCTGTCTTTACTTCCGGTTCATATTTTACCCAGCACCCTTGTGCAACCTGGTCAAAAGCTTGATTTTTATAAATGTCATGCAAATATTCCCAGCCTTTATTCCCTATTCGATCATAATTCTTTTGTACCATAATCATCGTTAAATAGGGAAGGGGGAGATTTGCCGATCTCGAAAATTCACTTTTACTCACTCCTTTTTTTGACAGATTAGTCAAAATATAGGAAGCAACATTATCCTTTGCGCTTTTTTTTATTTCTTCCATGTTTATCAATTAAATATCCCGGCCCGGAGCCGGGAATGGTTTTACATTAAAATACCCTCTTCTTTCATTCTCATGATGCTATCCGGGTGACTCCAATAGACAATATTTCCTTTTGCTTTTCCTCGATACCCGCTAAAATCAGGATGATCTAAAATCTGCCTGTATCCGGGAATGGCCCGAACCCCAGCGATCTGGATAAACTCTGAATCTTGAAGGAATATCCCTTTTTCCAGCTTCTTACAGGATTCTGTAATAATAAAGTGAACATCATATCTCTCCCGAAGCTCTTTCTCTGTGAGCCCGTATTTATCGTTCAGGTTTTTCTTTACCTCTTTTATGGGAGATTGAACAGATGTCCGGGAGGTAAATCCTTCAACAAAATGTTTACCACAATCTTTACAATGATATTTTTGATTTCCATCCTTATCACGTCCGTTTTTATTCAAGCTTTTACTTCCGCAATTACTACATTGTGCACTCATACGATATGTTTTAGGTTAAAATTGATTCTGTTAAACTCTCCCTTTTTGGGATTCACAAGCCATGCAGGCTGTGAAGGATCGGCATGTCTACCCGCTTTATGATCATAAGCATCTGTTCCGCTCACGGATCCCGAACAGGAATAATGGGGATGATCAAAAGGCGTGTGGTAGTGTCCAAAAATATACTTATGAAAACCTATCTCTCTCATTCGGTTTTGTTCGTTCATGACAATTTCCATCCTTGTCATTCCTTCACGTCCCATATGCCTCTCTATTCCATACCAGGGGATTCCCATCCAGCCCCGGACATTATGCCCGTGCGCAATAAGGTATTGCCGGCTGCCTACACAGATAACCTTTTCCAGCATGGGATATATGTTAAACTCAAGATTGTTTATTCTCTGGGTATAAGCTTCTGCAATTTTTCCTACAACATAGTTGAAAGAATTATATCCCTCTTCTTTAGATTGTGGCTTCTTTGTCAGCCTGGAATGGTTATCAGCAACAATAAAGTGAACGGTGACGGTTTTGAAATGGGGAGATACTATACCGATTTGTCGGGCTAATAATTTCCCTGCATTTACAGCCTGAACAGGCGCCGGCATTGCATCTGTGACAAGTAACTCCTGATGTATAATTCCGCTGATCAAATCGCCGGTAACAATGATATGAAGATCTTCTATATTGTACCCATTTCGCATCAGCTCTGTCCAGTTAACAACTTCTTTAGCAAAGTACATCTGTCTTTTTTCACATATATCGGGATTGAAGTTGTTGAAGTTCTCAATTTCTTCCGGGCTTTGAACTGCTCCATAATGCCCGTCTGATATCTGCATACAAGCCGGGAATGTATGGTTTGCTTTTTTCTGAGGCTTGAACACGCTCCCCAGTGGCTCAATTGGCGTGATGGCATCCTGTACCTGATTAAAGAAGACCTCTAATTTCCCATGCTCTTTCCGGTAAGCTTTCAGGATCCGGTCTTTCTCTTTGAGTTGAGATTCCAGCTCCTGGACTTTCTCTGAATTTTGTTCACGTAAATTGTTTTCTGAAATTGCCATTTTCATTTAAAATATAAAATGGCTCTGTATCAGTACTTAAAACTGATTATGTAAATACTTAGCCAAAGTCACCCCTGTGATTCCTCCCAGCATAGCCCCTGTTGCATAGATGATTCTCTCTTTATTCCCGGATATTGATACTCTTTTCACATTGCCGGCCCAAAACCAGCTAATTCCGAAACCTGCGATAATAATTCCGGGGTAAAACATCTTTGAAATAAAAAGGGTATTCGCTGAAACTAAGAATACTTGAAGGAAAGCAGTAAGGAATAATTTCATAATGAATATTTTAAAAAAAAGGGAGGTTGAAGATTGCTTTTATAAATCCCTGATAAAGATTTAACATTAATTCCTCCCTTTTTATGTTTATGTCAATATAACCCCGACATGGAGTTTAACCATTCTCAGGGTTGTCCTGAGGCTTTTCTGCATCGGGGTCAGGGAGTTCCCTCCCATTACTCGGTAATATTATCACAGCTCCGCCGCCTTGCAATTTCTCTCCATCGGATTTGATATCAAGCTTTCTTGCCGCTCCATATCCAAGGATCTCTTCCCTTTTGCTCACACATTTCAAAATGATCTCATGCCAGCGGGGATCTCCGATCATCTGTTCTTTTATCTGTGACTGCTCAGTATCTTCCTTTTTCCCGTAAGTCTTTTTCTTAACAGCTTTCTTTGTCTTTTCCTCACAGCTTCGCCTCCATGCTTCCCATGCCTCCTGCTCAATAACATCCAGCTTTGCCAGTTCACGGGCCTTGATTTTTGACATATCATCCATTGCGGATTTTTGCCAACCTTCGCTAAGCTTCTTTAAATCCCTTGTTATCTGAGATTTAGAAACGCCTAAACGTTCAGCGATCTTGAACTGAGGAACACCTTTGAGATAATACTCGGCGACCTCCGCCCTTCGTTTTTCTATGACCTTTTTTCTATTCTGTGGCATGTTGATAATAGTTGTGAGTTGCTAATTTTAACAATTTATTCACTCTTCGCCCCCTTCACTTTAACCTGTATTCCTCTATCTTTCAATTCGTTATATACTTCATTTAACTGTAAATCACTTTCACAGGTAACAATAATTTGACGAACGGCCCGGAACTCTTCTGTTTCATCGCTATCACTTTCCGGATCCATATCAGGCAAAAAGTCTACTCCCCAGTCAATAAGGTCATCCATTTCCCACTGGTTAGCTAAAAGATCGAAGTCCCATTCACCGAACCCTAAATTATCAACAACAATAAATCTTTCTTTTTCTTTATCTGTAAGGTCTTCTGATGATTTTACCCAGTCATCTGGTATTTCTGTATGTCCAAGTTCCTGTAGAGCTTTTAATCTCATATTTCCCCCAAGGACTTCAAAAGAATCTTTGTCATAAATGATAGGTCGAAGTTTGAGCATTTTTGGAAACTCTTTAATTGAGTCTTTCAATTTCTCAAAGCGATCATCTTTAATGAACCTGGGATTATCGGGATTAACTTTTAACTGTGATAGCTTCATATTACTTAATAAATCAAAAACAAAAACATTCATTACCCACGTAGGATACTACCTCTGTAGTGGGGGGTACTGCTATTCTAAAATATAAGATTATTTTTAATCTGTTTTTTATTTAAATAAATCACATTGTGTTTATTTATTGTTGTGTGCAATACTACCACTTGTCGTCAGGTAGTTTGTCTGCAACATCAATTAAAAACTGTTTGAAGGTCTTTTTATCAAAAGCACCACTTGCTTCACATATACTTTTTAGTGT